CCCCTCCAACGACCGGGAGGAGCGGGCGCTCTGCTGTACCTGGGAGAGGGAAAACTGATCACCGCGGCGCCGTATGGTCGGCCCGTCCATTGCTGATGCTGCTCGGCATGGAGGACCAGAAGCGAGCGCCCCGCCGGATCTCCGGCGGGGCGCTCGTGCGTCACGCTGCCTTGACCATGTCGGCCCGCGTCGCCTCCGCCCACTCGATCAGGAGCCGCTGGTACTCCTCCGCGCGCCGGGGGTGGTTGGGCTCCTCCATGAGCCGGCGAATCCGGGCGTTGACCCGCGCAGCGGCAGGGCGCAGCCGACCGTACGGCCTGGAGGGGGAGGGCATGGAGAAAGCGTACGGTCCCGCACCGACAGCCGTCCTCCGTTCGCCGCTGGCGGCGGGGCTCGGGGTCAGCGGGGCGCGGCCTCGGGGCGGAGGAGCATGGGGTCATAGACCGGGGACTCCTCGGCGTGCTTGATCGTCTGGGGAAGGACCTCATACCCCCAGCGCGGGTAGGCGTCCCTGGCCGGTTGGTTGTCGGTGATGCACGTGAGCGTCGTCCAGGACTCGGCGCGGCCCTTGACCATCTCGTCGTGGAGGGCCCGGCCGATGCCCTGGTTGGTGTGCTCGGGTAGCACCATCAGCTCCCGGAGCCAGAAGACGTCCCCGGCCTCGGCGGCCTTCCTCGCCTCGTCGGGGAGGACGTCGTGGAGGGAGGCCCACCACGGGCGGTCCGTCGTGAGGGTGACGCCGTGGACGTAGCCGGCCAGGGTGCCGTCCTCCAGGCGCGCCGTGACGAGCTCGAAGCCGTCCATCTCGAACGCGGCTGTGAGCCGGGACTCGAAGGTGGCGACCGAGAAGAACGGGTCACCGATGTACGGCGGCACGTCGTACACCCGTGAGTACACCGCAGTGAGTTCGGGGGTGATCTCCGGCGCCGTCTGTCCGGTGAGGCGCGTGAACACGAGCGGAGGCGTGGTGCGGGCGGGCATACGGGCGGACTCCTCAGTCAGGCGATGTGGTGGGTGAGCAGGTCGAAAGTCTCTCGTAGCGGCGGGCTGGCCTTGTGCCCGCCGATGCTGTCGCGGACGACGGCGAGTTGTCGGCGGGTGCGGGTGGAGGACTGCCCGCCCTCGATGAGCCGCAGGGACTCCAGGGCGGCGTCCGTCGTGCGGTCGTAGTCGCGATCGGAGAGGGCGGCGCCCGCGAGCCGGGCCAGGCACATGCCCCGGTTGCGGGAGTGCTCGATGTCCTGGAGCGCGGCGGAGCGGTCCAGGAGCCGGACGGCCCGCTTGTGCTGCCCGAGGTCGGAGCGCGCCATCCCCTCCAGGCACACGAGCTCCGCCTCGTTGAGGAAGCCGGTCCACTCCGGGTCACGGTCGGTGGCGCCCTGGTCGAAGGAGCGCCACGCCTTCTTGATGCTCAGGGAGGCGTTCACCTCGTCCCCGGCCCGCGCGTACCCCTGGGCGGCCCGGATGGACAGGAGCGCGCTCACCCGTGGCGGGGCGCCCCACTTTGCGGCGTACTGCTCGGCGGTCCGTGCGAACCGCACGGCTTCCCGTGGCTTGCCCAGGTCGATGCACTGGCGGGACATGTTGGACAGGGTCCGGGTCGCCAACGGGTTGTCCCCGGTGAGCATGGCCGCGTTGAGCGCTTCCGAGAAGTACACCCTGGCCTCGGTCTGCTGGTCCGCGTCGTAGCAGAACCACCCGAGGCTGGTGGTGAGCTGGCCGGCGATGGCGTGGAGCTCCTGGCCGATCTCGTCGGCGTAGACCCCGTGATCTATCACGTAGTGGATGTAGCTCAGGTGCATCTTCGCGCTGCGCCACAGCCGGTCACCGCCGAAACGCTGGTCGATCGCGTCCAGGTCGGCGGCGGTGGCCTGGAGCACGGCGATCTCCTCCTCCCCGATGCGCAGGTCGGAGGCGCCGGTGCGGCCAGGCGCGGAGCTGTTGAGCCAGGGCAGGCCGATAGCGGCGACCCCGGCGAGGGCGGTGCGGCGTTTCACAGGGGGGATGATGGCGGGAGGCTCGGCGGGGATGTCAACCGGCACGCTCTCCAGCGGTTGGAACCCCAACGTCTCCGGGCCCCGGCCGAAAGCGGCCCGAATTGCGGTCGCCTGGTCCGGCCGCGGCCACCCCGGATTTGCGGATTCCCACCGCCGGAACGTCCGCACGGACACCTCATAGTGAGGGTCCCGCAGGGCCTCCCGGCCTGCGCTACTGACGCCCTTTGCGGCGCTCTCCTGGGAGAACCAGCCCTTGGCGACGCGTGCGGCGAACAGCGCCTCGTTGGCCGGAGTTCTCATCAGCGACCCCCTGAAATCTGCTCTTGGTCTCACGGTAGGGCGTAACGGCTGGCAACGGTTGTCCGTGGCGCGAATCACTCCCTCCGCGCCTCATCGCGGCCGTCCAATGGCCGCTGAATGGCCGCTCGGTGACCTCGTTGGCCGCTTCCGGCGGAGAGAGATTGGTTTCACTCCGGCCGGCCTGTTGCCCAGCACGTCAGGGACCAGGCCGCGGCCGACCTGACCAACGTGCGGAGACACCCATGAGCCAGCCGGTGAGCACCACCAGCCGCCCCAAGGGGACGGAAGGACCGGGAGGAGAGAGGGAGGCCGAGAGGCCGGCGCCCCCCACCCTGGACGACATGGCCCGCGACTGTGCCACGGCCCTGACCTTCGCCGACTACGGCATCCCCACCGGCCAGGCTGCGGACCAGCTTCGGGCCCGTCTCCGTGGCTACATCCAGGACCACCTGGCCGAGCCCGGCAGGAAGTACGCCGGTTCCCTCACGGACGAGCGGGCCAGGGAGATCGCGGAGAGCACCGTCGAGCACGCCCTGCGCGTCGCCTCCGACCGGGGTGGAAACGCTCAGTCGAACCTCCGCCTGTTGGCGAAGGCCGTCGGGCTGCTCATGCGGTACACGGCGCCCCGGAGTGAGCGGTGAGCGCCGCCGTGGCGCAGGTCGCGCCCTTACGTCCCCCCGCCCCCGAGGAGCATGAACCGCTGATGACCCGTCGTCGTTTCGCTTTCGCCCAGTGGCGCCTGGACCCCACGGGCGACCCCATGACGCGGACCATGGCGTGCAAGGGGTGCCCGGAACGATCCGCGCCCAGCACGAACCTCGTCGTCACCGGGAAGTGGGCCATGGACCACGCTGCCCGCACCGGGCACGACGAGTTCGAGGAGATCACGACCGCGCCCCTCCGCGCGTCGCTGATGGACGCCCCGGTCGCGGCCGGCGCCCCGGCCCTCACGGAGGTGGCCCGGTGACCGTACTCGCCCACCGGTATGCCCCGCCCGGCCCGGAGTTCGCGCCCCGTGTCCAGGTCGCGGCCTGGGTGGGGCGCGGGTTCTTCGGACCGGAGTGCCACGTGCTGCTCACCCCGGCCGTGCCGCGTCTGGCGGAGAGCGTCGAGCACTACCGGCCTGGTCTCCTCGGCATCGCTCAGGGCCTCGGCCTGGGGCGAGGGGAGGAGCCGTATCGGATCGGGCTCGGCCTCGTGCTGGTCCAGGGGATCGCGTCCCTGGACTACGGCCACCCCACCTCCATGCTGAACGTCCCCTACCCGCGCAACTGGTACTCCCTGGCCCAGCGTCGAGGCCGGGTCCACGTCGCCGTCGGCCTGGCGCTGCATGAACTCGGCGGCGGCCTGGACGGAGTGCGCGCGTACATGGACCGGCAGCAGCGGACCGGCGAGCTGTGGAGCGGCGTGACCGCGTGGCGCCGCTCGATCCCGTCGTCCTGGCTCCGCCTCCCCTAGACGTCCTGTCCGTGCCCGTGCGACGTCGGCAGGGCACGGCCAGGACTGGGGGCTCCCATCCACCAGGGAGCGGTGTGACGACCGACGCCGACCGGGTCACACCCCGGCCGCCGAGTCCCGTCCACGACTGACGGCGGCCGGCCCCAACCCCCTCGATCCGCCCTCCGCCCGGGAAGACCTGGCGAGCTCCCCCCGTGGCACGTCGTGGCCCCGGGCGGAGGGCCCTCACCCCATGGATTCGATCCGATGAGTCTCGACACCCTTCCCGTCTACCGAGGTCTCCGCGTCCCCCGGGTCACGCGGTGGTCAGCGGAACGCGACATCACCCCGGCCGTCCACATCCGCGCCGGCCGACTCGCCTACGCGGACCCGATCCTGACCCGCGCGTGCACGTACCAGGGCGCCCTGTGGCGCGCCTGGACGCTCGGGCCCGGTAAGGGCGAACCGCGCCTCGCGCACCTCCACCCGGCCCGGCAGCGGCGCATGATGGCCCGGCTCCTGTGCCAGGTCTGCGGGCTCTCGACTGCGGAGGAGGCGGCGGCCGAGGGCGGCCCCCTCTTCCTCGTCGGCGCCGGCGAGGAGACTGGGTTCCGCGGCCCGATCGAGGAGGGTGAACGGACGCTGCACCCTCCGGTGCACCTGGCGTGCGGGTGGGAGTCCGTACGGCACTGCCAGCACCTCTTGGACGGGTACGAGGCGGCCCGGGTCGCCCGGCCCGTCCCGTGGGGGCTGTACGGCATCCTCCACGCCTGGTACGGCGGCGCCGTCGTCCCGGTGGACGCGCGAGCCCAGATCGCCTATGACGATCCGCGCCTCGCTCTCCTCCTGGCGGGCCAGGCCGTCATGGAGCTCAACGGCGTCCGGCCGATCGACCTCCGGGCCGAGGCGGTCAGGGCTGGGCTCTGCGAGGGCGCGCGATGACCGCACGGTTGCCGTATCTCCCCCCCGAGGACAAGGGGTTCGAGCTGCTGACGGTGGACTCCCGGTGGAGCGCGCTCAGCTTGCCCATGAGCTGGGGCGCCCGCGTGCTGACGACGTTGGGTGAGCTGGGCGGCCCCGTCTTCGAGGACCCCGGCCTGCTGCACCTGGTGTGGCCGCTGCCCGCGGATGCCGCCGCCGACTGGCCGGACCTCACCCCGATCCGCATCACCCGGTATGGGCCCGGAGACGAACTCCTCATCCCGGGGCCGCAGAGAACCCTCTCCGGGATGTGCTGGCTCTGGCCCCCGGAGGACGGCCGGCCGTACGTCGATCCCGCCACGCTGCGCCGCGCGATCGAAATGCTGATCGGCCCGCTGGACGAGGCCGCGGCGAAGGGGGAGGTGGAGGTATGCCGCTACTGCGATGCCGTGACGGCGGAAGTCGTGCGTGTGGCATGGGGGGAGCAGGAGAGCGGGCCCGGCTGGAGCTGGTACGCCTGCCAGCCGTGCGTCAAGGCCCACGGGCTCGAGGAGGTGTAGCTGTGAGTGAGCCTGTGGAGCAGGAGAGCCGGCCGAGGGCGATGCCCGACGAGCCGGCTGGCGAGGAGGCCATGGCCGCGCAGCGCCACCAGGTCATCGCCTACCTGGTCGCCCTGGTCACGATCGGCTCCGCCCTGGCCTACGGAATCCTGTGGTGAGGCTCCCTGACCAGCCGGTGGCCGACCCCCGGCGAATCTGGGTAACGGGCCAGTGCTGGCGCTGCGACGGCACGGAGTTACCGGTGATGTGGCTCGGGCCGGCCCAGAGCGAGGACAACGGGCACGCCCCGTTCTACGCCTGCGAGCCGTGCGTGCGGCGCCTGGAGGAGCTGATCGCCGCCCACAACTCGCGCCGTGACGTGGCCTGACCGACCACACTGTTCCGAGCGACGAGGACGAGGAGACGAGCCACATGGACCAGACGTGGGACGGCGTGCGGAAGCTGCGCGGTTGGCTGGACGAGGAGGACCAGGCCGCGGCCGGTGACGTGCGCCTGCTGCGCGTGCTCAAGATCGGTGAGGAGTTCGGAGAGGCCGCGGAGGCAATCACCGGGGCCCTCGGCGCCAACCCGCGCAAGGGCAACAGCCACTCGTGGGAGGACGTGGAGAAGGAGCTGTGCGACGTCGCCGTGACCGCCATGGTGGCCCTCCTCACGATCAACCCGGAGGCGGAGAAGGTCCTCGACGCGCGGGTTCGCGGGCTCCTGGAGCGGCTGCACCTCGGTTGACCCCGGCTGTACGTACCGCTGCCCCGGCGCCCAGGAGACTAGGCCCGGGGCAGCGGCGTTCCCCGGCCCGGTCTCAGGTGGCGGGGCGCTCGGCCGTGACGAGGAGGGTGGCGGCGGGCCGGGGGCCGTGGCCGGCGGGCAGCTCCTCGACGCGGATGGCGGTGAACCCGGCCTCGTCCAGGACCTTCGTCCAGACGTGCTCCTGGAGTACCCACCGGTGCATGGTGGCGCTCTCGCCCTCCGGGGTCTTCGCCGGGACCTCGGCGGCCGTGACGTCCGGCTGCGCCGGCTTGCCGGAGAGGTAGTGGGCGAGGGTGGAGAAGACCAGGCGTCCGCCGGGCCGGAGCGCGCCGGCGGCGGCCGGAAGGAGCTCGTAGGGGTCGGTGAAGTCCACCGCCCCGAAGTGGCTGTAAAGCACGTCGTAGGCGCCCGGGTTCGCACGGAGGTGCGTGATGACGTCCGCCTGGACGAGGCGCAGGCGCGGGGCGAGGGAGGCGTAGAGACCGGTGGCCATACCGTGCTGAGCCGGGGAGGCGTCTACGGCGTCGATCCGGGCCGGGGCGTGGTGTACGGCCAGGTGCGCGGCCTGGCGGGCGGCGCCGGCGCCGAGGTCGGCCACGGTCTGGCCGGTGATGTCGCCGAGGACTTCCGGGCCCGGCCCGCCCTGCTGGTCCCAGGCCCAGCGGAAGGAGTCGGGGACCGCGTGGTCCTGCTCGGAGCGGGCCCGGCCGTAGTGGTGCCATAGATCTGTGGTGGTGGTCGTCACCCGGTCATCCTGGCGGCATCACGCGCGGGCCGTTGCCGGTTCGGGCGAAAGTCACCCGGGCGTGCCTCGGCGGCCCGGGCCGTGGGCCCGGACCGCCGAGGGTCACGCGGGGTCAGTGCGAGTCGTTGCCCGGGTGGCAGGGGCCGCAGTCGGCGGCGTCCTCCCAGAGCGGGAGGTCCACCTCCCAGCCGGCGCGCGCCACCAGGTGGGCCGTCTTGATGACCGACCCGTCGTTCTTCATCTCGACCTTCGGCACGTGGTGGAGGAAGTGCCCGCCGTTGTACTTGTCGCAGAGCTCGGCGTAGGCCACGGTGTCCAGGATGATCATGTGGGCGCCGATGTCCACCAGCTTGCTCGGGGCGAGCCCGAGCCCCTGGCCCCGGAGGGCCATGGCGGTGAGGAGGTAGGCGTAGCCCTGGCCGAGGACGCGGGTGGCCATGATCGAGTCGTACGGGTAGTCCCGCATGAGCAGGCCGACCTGCTTGTCCCAGAGGTCCGCCGGAACGATGTCGCGGGGGGAACGGGCCGGGCCGGTCACGGGGTCGGTGACGACGGGGGTTTCGGCTGCGGTTGCCATGGTGCCTCCCTTGGACGGTGCCCCACGAGGTGTAGGGGCGATGTACCGAGGACACCGCACCGGGCGCCCCGGCGGTGATCAACTAGCTTGCCGTGCAACGCGTTTGCACATCATGCAAGCGGTCTCGACGTGGTCCTCCCGGCGCCCGTACCGTGGTGGCCCCCGGTCGTGTAGCAGGGGAGGGGCCAGTGCCCGGTGACCCGCTCTGGAACAGCGCGAAGGTCAGGGAGTTAGTCGCCCGGCGTCAACCGGGCGGGCTCGTGCGGTTGGGCCGTGAGCACCGAGGATGGACGCTCGCGGAGCTCGGGGAACAACTGGGGTGTTCAGCGGCCACCGTCTCGCGGATGGAACGCCGGACCCAGGTCACCGACCTGACGCTCATTCACCGGGCCGCGTCCACCGTGGGCGTTCCCCGACACGTGTTGGTGAGTTCTCTGGCGCCCCCCGCGCCGTCCGGACCGGCCAGCACTAGAGTGTCGGCCAGTCCGCACGCCGAGGAGGACCCGATGCGCCGCCGCTCGTTGCTCACCGCCACGGCGACCGTTCCGGCCGCCATGCTGCTGGGCATGGACCGGGCCTTAGCCGACACCCCGCAACCCACGGGAAGGGGCGCCCTGGACACCCGCGTGGCCTCCGCCCGGGAGCTGTACGACAAGGGCGCCCACACCCAGCTCCTCGGCCTGCTGCCGGGCCTCCTGGCCGATGGGCACGCCGCGGCCTCCTCGCGCCGGGAGCTGGACCAGGCCCGCCTGTCCTCCGTCTACAGCTTGAGTGCCGCCCTGCTGCTCAAGCTCGGTTCGTACGAACAGGCCCGGCTCACCGCCGACCGGGCGCGCACCTGGGCCGAGGTGTCCGGGTCGCCGCTCGCCGCTGCAGCCGCCTCCCGGGAGCTCGCGATCGTGCTCCGCCACCAGGACCGGGGTGAGGAGGCCCAGACCCTCATGGAGTCGGCCGCGGCCCGGGTGGAGGCCACGGGGCTGCGGACCGACGCGGCGTCCTCGGCGTACGCGCAGATGCTGTGCACCCTGGCCTACACCGCCGCCCGGGGAGGCCGGCGCGCGGAGGCCCTGGCCATGACCGAGGAGGCCCGGCACGCCGCCCGCCGGCTGCCCGTCATCGCCCCGTCCGGCCGCCTGTTCCCGATCAGCCCGGCGGCCGTGGATCTCTACACCGTGGGCGTCCACTGGGCCCTCGGGGACGCGGGCGCGGCCCTGGAGGCCGGGCGGAACCTTCGGCCCGAGCACTTCCCCACGGCGGAGCGGAAGGCCCGCCTAGGTACCGACATGGCGCGCGCCTGGTGGGCGTGGGGCCGTCCGGAGCAGACCGCCCGGGCCCTCCTCGACGCTCACCGCGCGAGCCCCGGTGAGGTGCGGGACCGGCCCGCCATCCGCAGCATCGTGACGGAGTTGGCGCAGCGGCACCCGCGGGCCGCCGGAGTGCGGGAGTTGCACGCCGCGGTGTCGGCCCCGGCGAGCTGAGACCGCCGCCCGGACATGCCACGGCCCCGGCACCAGGGGGGAATGGTGCCGGGGCCGTGACGTGCCTGTTGCCTAGTGGGGGAGGTCAGGCGGCAGGCGCGGAGGCGTTCCCCGGGGAGGGGACCTGGAGAACGCGAAGCATGTCGGCCGTGACGACGCGGAACAGGCGGCCGGTCCTGATGACCTTGCACGGGAACTCACCGGCGCGGGCGAGGGCGTAGGCGGTGGTCCGCCCGATCCCGAACGCGCGGCCGGCGGTCTCCAGGTCGGTGGTCGGGGGGAGGTCCAGGAGGTCCCGCGTGGTCATCCCCTGGACGGTCGTCACGGATGTCTGGGTCATGGCGGCGCAACTCCAGGTCTGAATCCGGCTTCGTTGTGTCCTGGCAGCGCACTCTACGGCATGGGTTGATACGGCACAACAGCGTCTGTACTTTGGGTCGTCGTGGAGCAACTGGAGTGGTCGGCCCGATTCAGCAGGACCATTGCGCAAGAGGTGCGCCGGCACCGCACTGCCCGCGGCATGTCCGCGCAGCAGCTCGCGGACGCCGTCACCGGGCTCGGCGGTGACCTGCCCCGGACGGTGATCTCCAACCTGGAGAACGGGCGCCGCGGCAACGTCTCCGTGGCGGAGGTCGTGCTCATCGCCGCGGCGCTGGAGGTCCCGCCGATTGCGCTCGTCTTCCCGGTCGGCTACCAGGAGCAGGTGGAGCACCTGCCCGGGCAGACCGTGACGCCGCTGGAGGCCGCCGACTGGTGGAACGGTGAGCGCGCGGATGAGGACTGGGCCCTCACCCTCATCCGCCGCCACCGCCGGCTGGAGTCTCAGATCCGCCGGCTCTACAAACAGATCTGGGAGCAGGCCATCGGTGAGCACCGGTGGGGAGGTGACGCGTCCGGCCCCCAGGCCGACGCGGCCCGGGAGGTCGCGGAGGAGTTGGCCCAGGACCTCCACGAGCTCCGCGAGGAGATCACGCGGCGCGGCCTGGTCCTGCCTCCCCTGGACGGGTTGGAGCGCCCGGCCTAGTTCGTCCCGGCGGGGACTGCCCGCCATGCGTACGGGCGCGGGGTGCGCCCTGGTCCTACGGAGGTACAGCCATGCCCGGAGCACGTCGTGCCGGGAGTATCACGAAGCGGTGTGAGTGCCGCGGCGAGGACGGGAAACGGCTTGGGTCGAAGTGCCCGCAGTTGAGCAAGCGGGCGCACGGTAACCATCAGCTCCGCCAGGAGCTCCCGCCGGACGAGAAGGGGACCCGGCGCACGTTCCGGCGCACCGGGTACGCCCAGGTGAAGGATGCCCAGGGCGACATGGACAAGATCCGCGCGCTCCTGGACCTGGCGGACGGAGACGAGGACGCCGGCCGCCGGGTCGGGGACCTCCTCATGGCCGTGATGCGGGACCGGGAGCCGATCCCGAGCACGGAGGACGTGAAGCGGCGTCTGGCCGGCGGCGTGCCCATGGACGTCTCCATGACGGTCGGGGAGTGGCTGGACACGTGGGTGGAGTCGAAGAAGACGAAGCGGACCACCACCTCCGGCTACCGGTCGCACATCCGCGTGCACCTGAAACCGGGCGTGGGCCACTACCGGCTGGACCGGTTCAACGTGGCCCAGTGTCAGGCGTTCTTCGACGCGATCGACGACCAGAATGAGGTCATCAAGGCGGAGAACGCCGCGCGCCGGGAGCAGGAGGCCCGGTGCAAGTGGGGGAAGAACTCCCGGCCGCCGGCCGCCGAGTCGGCGCGTCTGGCGAAGGAGCGGGAGAAGCTGGCGGCGATGCCGCCGTACCGGCTCATCACGGGGCCGGCGACGAAGCAGCGCATCCGGGCGACGCTCCGGACCGCGCTCAACGCGGCGATCCGCCGGCAGTACATCACGTTCAATCCGGCCCAGTGGGTGGAGCTGGAGTCCGGGAAGCGTCCGAAGGCCGTGCTGTGGACGGACCGGCACGTGGAGCACTGGCGGAAGACGGGCGAGAAGCCGAGCGCCGTCATGGTCTGGACCCCGACGCAGATCGGCCAGTTCCTCGACGCCGCGGAGGAGAGCAGGCTCTACGCCTTCTTCCACCTCATCGCCTTCCGCGGCCTTCGCCGGGGTGAGGGCGTCGGCCAGGACGAGCGGAACGTGGACCTGGACGGCATGTGCATCACCATCTCGAAGGAGATCGTGGTGGACAACTGGGAGGTCTTCGAAGACACCCCGAAAACGGACGGGTCCGCGGCGACGATCGCCCTGGACTCCCTCAACGTCGCTGTGATCCGTCAGCACCGGTGGCGGAAGGCGGCTGAGCGGGAGGCCTGGAACGCGAAGGCCGCGAAGGAGCGGGCGGAGGGGAAGGACACTCCGGACTGGCAGGAGACCGGGAAGGAGTTCGTGGATGAGGACGGCTCCTGGCTCCACCCGGAGAAGGTGTCCGACGAGTTCCGCCGGATCTGCAAGCGCGCCGGCCTCCCGCCGATCAACCTCCGGGACCTCCGGCACTGCGCGGCCACCCTCATCCACGGCGGCGGCGGTGACCTCCACGCGGTGAAGGAGACGCTGCGGCACTCCTCCATCCAGCTCGCTGGCGACACGTACACGTCGCTCCTGAAAGAGGTGGACCAGGAGATCGCGGAGCGCGCGGCCGGGCTCGTGCCGCGGGCGCGGAGGCCGCTGGACCCGCCCGTGGAGATGGCGCCCGCGGCCCCGGCTGGGGAGGCCGAGGAGGAGCCGGCGGAGGGGGCCGGGGACGGTCCGGAGGGCCCGTCCGAGGGCTCGGACGAGTAGGGTCGTGGGTGTCGCGGGAGGGTGGTATCCGCGCAGGTCGCGGGGGGTCTCTGCTCGCCCGATGCTCGCCCGAACGCTCCATAATGAGGTGTCACGGAGCAACATGAGCCGACACGGACGCGGAGCCGGGTTCCCCGGGAATCAGCCCGTGACCAGCACGTTCCGGCAGTGGCTAACATTGCCTGACACGAGGCGGCAGGAGGCTGAGGTCCCTAGAAGGGGACTCATAATCCGTCGGCCGTGGGTTCGAGTCCCACCCGCCCCACAGGGACACGCCGTAGGTTCACCCGTTTGACCTGCTGCAACAGCTAGGGCCCCCTCTCCGGAGGGGGCCTTTTCCATGTCCTCAAGATCATTAGCTCGCCCAATGCTCGCCCGAAGTGTCAAGGCCGGTCCCCGGGGGTGACGCGCGGCGTCCGCGCTGGTCAACCGGGCGAGTCGAACACTTCCCGTACAGAGGCGCCCTGACGGGGACGGGGAGACACAGAAGGGGGCCCCGGTCGATCCGGGGCCCCCTGGGTCTGTCCTCTCACGGACAGTCAGTGGATGCGCTGGGGTGGGTCTGTCGGCGGTCGCCACGTCCCTGCGCTCCGATCATCCGGCGCCGAGGAGGCAGAGGTCTAGGACCTTCGGCAGGTCCACACAGACCAGCCCGTCATCCTCCTTCGGTGGCGACGGCGTAGGCGTCGGGCTGGGCTTGGGAGCGGGCCCCGTCGTAGGCGGAGCGGTCGTCCCCGGTGCCGTGGTGCCCGGCGGCGTCGGGCCGGTGCTCGGCCCTGGGATGCGGCCGGGCGCGGGCGGGCTGCCGGGGCCGGTAGTGCGGCCGGGCGCGGGTGTGCTGTCGGGGCCGGTAGTGCTACCAGGCCCGGACGGTGCTCCCGGGCTGCCGGGCGCGGAACTGGAGGAAGACGCCGGGCTGACGGCCGGCGCCTCGCCCTCTTCCAGAGACACGGCCTGGAAGGGGAGCGGGGAGGCGCCGTTCACGTTCAGGCGCTCGGCCGGCCCTTCTTCGTCGGACTCCAGGCCGTCATCTACCGGGCCGCCGGGCTCGTCCTCGTCCTCATGGTCGTCGTGCTTCTTCGCGGGCGCGGTAGGAGCGGCCTGGGGGCGCTCCTCGGCTGAGCCGTTAGCTCCGTTGCCGGAGGTAACCATCAGGGCAGCGCTGCCCGCGACGGCAAGGGTGGCGGCGGTCAGGGTGGCGGTGACGCGGCGCCCCCGGACGGCTGCCCGAACCCGGTCCCCGAACGTGGTGACGAAGGCGACGACGCCACCGCCCATGTAGAGCGCAAGGTGTCGCTTCCGGCGGACCGGCTCCGCCTCCAGGTCGGGGTCCTCATCGTCGTCCCGTGGAAGGGAGGTGAGGCCGCCGCCCATGGTGAGGGCGGCGATCTTCTGTGCTGCTAGTTCTGCGGTGAGCTCGGAGATACGTGCACGGTTGCGCTGGTTCGCTCGGTAGAGCAAGACCAGCGCGAGCACGACGGCGCCGAGCACGCCGGCCAAGACCAAATCTGCGACCAACTCTGCCACTTCACCCACGTGGGCCCCCTAAGTGCAGGTGTTACGTGGAGTGCATGTTCGTTTCCAAGTGGCAACTTTTGGCGATCTATTTGAATCTGTAATCAAGCTGTGACATGAGTCAACCGGCCTGACGGTGCTGGTCCCCTCTCTCACCCGGAGTAGGGGTGCGCTCGCGTAGCCGGCGGATGACTTCCTCCTGCTCCTCGGGGGTGAGGGCGGCCAGGAGGGCGGTCACGGCGTCCAGCGGGGGCGAGAACTGTCCGGTGGCCCGGGGGGGCGGTGTCGCTTTAAGCCGCTCCAGCTCCTCGGCGGCCTCCGGGCGGCCGTTCTGGCGCAGTTCCTCGGGGGTGACGCCGACGACGGCGGCCATACGGGCAAGCGTGTCGTCCGGTGCGCGCACCGGGATTCGGGAGCCCGAGACCGATTGGTAGCCGCTGGTGATCTGGCGCCAGCGGGCCTCACCGATTCCCGCCAGCGGTGCCGCCTTGCGGGCGGAGAGGCCGGATCTCTTGAGGGCTGTGGCGATGAGCGCGGCCTCCGGTGGGGGCTCAGGTCGCGTCCGTGAATTCATGGCGGCAGCTTCGCATGACTACGCACTACTACGCCAGCGGACCCTGGATACATGGCGCGTTTGGGGCGCGCGAGCGCGTAGTTTCGCGCCGGGCGCGCAGTGCCGCGCAGTAGTGCGTAGTTTCTTGCACTACGCGAAGCTACGCGCTAGCGTCGGATCATGAGCCACCCGCGCAAGCGGCGCCGTAAGGGTGCCCCCCTGAACCACGAGCCGGAGGCCGTGACGTACGCCCGTGAAAACGCCGGCCTGACAAAGAGGGAGTTGGCGAAGGCGTGCGGGTTCAGCGAGCAACTGATGGGCGAGATCGAGTCCGGACGCCGTAACGCGACCCCGGCCAAACTCCGCCTGATCGCCGCCGCGCTGAACTGCCCGATCGTCGTCCTCCAGGCGAAGCGCGTAACCACCCCGGCCCTGACGGCCCATGAGGGTGAGACGGAGGGCGAGAGCCCCAACACCGCGCCGGATATGGCGAGTTGTGATTCCCCCGGCGGGGATTCCCGCGCCGCATGAAGCGGCGGACGGGGCCGCCCGGACCGTGCCGGGTCCGACCGGCCCCGCCAACCCAGTCACCTCAACGTCTGTGAATCGAGGGACCTTGACCGCACACCTTATCCACTCCGCGGCCCGCTCGGCGGTGCCCGTGAGTGACGTGATCCTGGCCGCCCTGGCCGTCTGTTTCCTCCTCCTGGTGGCCTCCGTGGTGGCGTACCGCCGAACCACCGCCGTCCTGGAGCCGGACCACCGCGAGGACTGCCGGCACTGCGCCGAGCTCCGTCACCCGGCCAACCGCTCCGTCCGTAGCGCGCTCTCCTCCTTCCCGCGCCAGACCCGGGGAGGCGAGTGATGGCCGTCGTCGGATCGCCGCACCGCACCCGTGTCTCCCACGCCGCCGTGGCGGAGGAGGCGCGCTCCAAGCCGGGCCAGTGGGTCAGGGCCGCGGTCTACGCGTCCCTTGCCAGCGTGGAGAGCGCGGCCCGCCGGGTCCCGCTCGCGGAGCGGATGCCGTCCTACGAGCCCGCCGGGGCGTTCGAGGCCTACGCCGTCATGACCCCGGAGGGCCCCGTGCTCTGGGTGCGCTCCACGGTTGGCGGCCCGTACTCCCAGATCCCGGACCGGATGACGGTCCGTATCCCCGCTGGCATCGGGACGACGGAGCTGGTGGAGCTCGGCGTCCTCACCGTCTCCATCCTCCCGTTCTGCCAGGTGTGCGGTGGCCCGCGTGGCTGGGACCGCGTCCAGCCGGTGGAGATGCCGCTCCAGGCCCGCACGCTGGTGGTGGACCGCTGGGTGAACCCGTGCGGACACGGCGACGTGTACGCGGACGTCCTGGAGGAGGCCCGCCGCACGCCGCCCCTCATCGACCCGGCCGCCCTGGTCGCCGCCCGCGGCCGGGGCCACCACGTGGCGGACCCGCTCCGTGCCGGTGTCTTCCGGGCCGCGGTAGAGCTGGTCCTCCACGCCGCCGATGAGGCCCGCGGCCTGCACGCGAAGCAGGCCGCCGCGCTCCTCCGGCTCAACGGCCACGAGGAGGCCGCCGGCCTCGTGGAGGCGAAGCTCACCGCCGAGCGTGGCCACCTCTCCGCGCGGCAGGCCGCGCACTTCCTGACCGTGGAGGGCGCCTCCCGCTACTCCGCGAGCACCATCCGCCAGGAGGCGACCGCATGAGCACCACCACCCTGACCACCCCGGCCCCGGGGGAACTCGTCGCCCCGACCGCGCGCCTGGTTCTCCCCGCCGGAGACATGGACGACCCGGAGTTCCGCGCGCAGTGGGAGGCGGTCCGCCGCCTCGGGATCGGCGGTTCCGACGTCGCCGCCCTGGTCGGCCTGGACAAGTACCGCGGCCAGCGGCACGTGTTCGAGGAGAAGCACGGCCGCTACGCCGCCCGGGAGACCGAGGCCATGGACATCGGCCGGGAGATCGAGGACTTCATCGCCCGCCTGTTCTCCAAGAGGTCCGCCACCCCCATCGCCACACCGCCCGGCACCCTGGCCCACGTTGACCACCCCTGGGCGCTGGTGAACATCGACCGGTACGCCCTGTGGGACGACGAGCTCCCCGCCACGGACATGCGGAACATCGCTGGGCCCGTCGAGTGCAAGAACAGGTCGGAATACCAGTTGGAGGAGTGGGAGGACGGCGTGCCGGACGCCCCCGCCCTCCAGTGCCATTGGGGCATGGCCGTGGGCGGGTTCGACGTCGGCTATGTGGCCGCCCTGGTCGGTGGCAACAAGCTGCGGTGGCACATGGTGCGCCGGGATGAGGAGATGATCGGCCACCTCCTGGAGTTCTGCGGCCAGTGGTACGAGCGCCACATCGTGGAGGGTTTCCCGCCGCCGGTGGACGGCCTGGAGGCCACCAAGGACCTGCTCGGCCGGCTCTACGAGGTGGCGCCGGAGGCCATCGCGGAGGTGGACCTCCGTAAGGCGCGGGAGCTCCGGAAGGAGCGTGCCGAGCTGGACGCGCAGATCAAGGAACTCACGCGGCGGAAGACGGCCGTGGAGAACGAGATGCGGGACACGGCCGGCACCGCGGAGATCGCCCGGGTAGGGGCCGCCACGGCCTGGACCTGGAAGGCCAACGGCAACTTCAGCGAGTCCGATTTCCGCGAGCAGTACCCGGACCTGGCCGCCCAGTACACGAAGACGGTCGAGGTCCTGGACCTCGACCGCATCAAGACGGAGCAGGAGGCCGCTTACGCCGCGTGCCGTGGCCGCCGTCTCTACGTCCCGAAGAAGGAGCTGTAACCCATGGCCCTCACCTCTCTCCGGGACCGTGTCCTGGCGAACATCCAGGCGCCCGCCACGCGCGGGCGCCTGGCCCCGGCCTCCGTACAGGAGGCCGCCGTCCCTGCGGGGCCGGCCACCCTGGAGGAGGCCGCCGCGGCGGACCCCGTCCAGGAGTCGGCGGACGCCGTCATGGACTGGCTCCGCCGGTACGAGGGCCACGTCACCGACGCCCTCCCCAAGCACATGGAGCCCGGCCCGTTCCTGGCCGCCGTGCGCTCCGTCCTCCCGGAGCTCCGCTCCTGCAACCCCGCCTCCGTGCTCCAGGCCACCATGACCGCGGCCCGGTTCGGCCTGGTGCCGGACGGCCGCGAGGCGGTCATCACCGCCGAGTACGGCCGGGCCGTGTTCATTCCGACATACCGCGGCTACATCGCGCTCATGCACCGCTCCGGCCAGGTCGCCTCCGTGCGGGTCGGCATGGTCTACGAGAACGACGAGTACAGCGTGGAGCCGTCCGCGCCGTCCCCGCTGGACTTCACCCACCGCACCGACCCCGCCCGCTCCGAGGCGGACCGCGGCGCGCCCCTCTTCGCGTACGCCTTCGCCTGGTTCACGAACGGTGCCCGCTCCCAGGTCGTCACCGTCAACCGGGAGCAGGCGGAGGAGATCCGAAACGAGCACTCCCGGGCGTACCTGGAGGCGGAGGTCTCCGGGACGCGGGACTCCTTCTGGCACACCAACTTCAATGACATGTGGTGGAAGACGGCCGCCCGCCAGTTGGAGAAGGTGGTCCCCGTCTCCGCCGAGGTCCGCGCCCTGGTGGAGGCAGACCGCGCCGGGGAGGACGGCCGGGTCCAGATCCTCCACGCCCCCGACCCGGAGGCGATCGCCCTGGAGGCGGAGGCCGACGCGGCCGGGGACGCGGCGGAGGCCTCCCAGGAGGAGGCGCCGGCCACTCTCCCGCGCCAGCGGCGCGGGCTCAAGCGCACCCAGCCGAAGCGCACCACCCGCGCGGCCCGTAAGAGCCGGGGCGGGAGGCGGTCATGAGCCCGTCTCAGCTCGGGTGGACGTACGACCGCCTGACCGGGTTCGACCTGGAGACCACCAGCGTTGACCCGCAGACGGCCCGGATCGTCACCGGCGCCGTCGTCGGGTACGGCGGCGGCCGGCCGGTCACCAGCCGGTCCTGGCTCTCCGACGTCGGCGGGGAGGAGATCCCCGCCGACGCCACCCGGATTCACGGATACACCACCGAGGCGGCCCGCTCTGCGGGCCGCCCGGCCTCCGTGGTGGTCGAGGAGATCACCGCGGCGCTCGCGGCCGCCGTGGAGGAGGGCCGCCCGCTCGTCGCCATGAACGCCCCGTACGACTTGACCGTGTTGGACCGGGAGGCCCGCCGGTACGGCGTCACGCCGTTGTTCGACCGGGTCTCTCCGTCCGTGCTGGACCCGTACGTGATGGACAAGCGGGTGCGGCAGTACCGGCGCGGTGGGCGGACCCTGACGGACCTGTGCCGCCACTACGTGGTCCCGCTGGAGGCCGCGCACTCCTCGGAGGCGGACGCCCTCGCGGCGTGCGCCCTGGTCATGAAGATGGGCCGCCGCTACCGGGCCCTCGGCCGGCTCACCGTCGCCCAGCTCCACCGCGAGCAAGTGGCTTGGGCCCGCGAGCAGAACGAGTCTCTTCGCGACTACTTCGCCCGTACGCCCGGTAAGGAGGCGTGGGCGCGAGACGTCCGCCTGGAGTGGCCGCTCCTGCCCTTCCGCGAGGCGGTGGGGCCCCGATGATCCGCGCCGCGATAGGCGCCGGCGTCATCCTCCTCGCCCTGGCGGTCCTGGCCGCCGGGGCCTGGTGGCTGCTCACCGGCCACGGCCGCCACCGCAAGCCACGGCACACCCCGGCGCCCGCCCTCCTGGCGGCCGGCGACGGGCCGGACGGTACGGGCCCGGTGGTCCTGGACGTCCCGCCGGCGCCCTCCGCCCTCCCCGACGAGGAGGGCCAGGCGGAGGCCGGCGGTACGGACCCGGACACGGTCTGGCTCAAGACAGCTGACCGTGCCGACTACGACCACTGCCCGGCCGAGGGCCGGAGGACCCCGCATTTCCTCCACCGGGACGGCAGCCGTACGTGCTGCCTCTGCGAGACCACAACGGCAGGTGAACAGACGTGACAACCCCCGCCATCCTCGAACCCTTCGGGCCCGAATACCTCAAGCCGGCACAGGAGCCGTGCCCGTACTGCCCGTGCTGCTCGGCGGCCCTGTGCCGCCGGGGCCGGGCCTCCGTGCTGGAGTGCGCCGGCTGCACCCATGCCGACCTCCGGGCCACGGTGTCCGGCTGCCCCTGCTCGGCCTCCACCACCCCGGGCACCGCCGCGTGGCGGGCCGGGATGGTGTCCGCCACCGTCCAGGCCGTGGAGCTCCCCCTCTCGGACCCCCTGGAGGCCATCCTCCGCGCGCTGGCCGCCGGTGAGACCGAGGTCTCCGACCCCCACGGCTTCCTGGTCGCGCTCCGGCTGCGCGAGTTCGTCCAGCTCCGCGGAGAGCTCCTGACCGTCACCGATCTGGGCCGGGCCTACCTGGCCGCCCGGGACGGCCGGCGGACCACGGTCCGCGCCCGCGTGCTCTCCGTGGACGAGGACGAGAACACCGCGCGGGTCAGCCTCGACGTGTGCCGGCCGGACCAGTCCGTGACCGTGCTCCTGGACCAGCTCGTGAACGTCACCGGTGTGGAGTCCTACGAGCTCGCCGGCCTGGAGCTGGACGTCACCGCCAACGTGGACGCCGAGCGTCAGGAGGACATCGTCCTCACCGGCCTCCGCGCCCGGCCCACGCCGCTGCCGGACACCTGGCGGGCGGACGCCCCCGCCCCGGCCCCGGCCGCGCTGGACGCCGCGGACGTGGAGGAGGTCGGCCGTGACTGAGGTTCCCCTCTGGGAAGACGAGGTGACGGCCGTCGCCGTGCTGGACGAGGCCGCCGCGGTCCTGGACGACGTGGAGCCGGAGGAGGAGGTGCCGGCGGAGCCGGTCCTCGAGGTCCCGGCCTTCCAGGTCACCGTCTACGGGTCGCCGGCGCCGCAGGGCAGCAAGAGCGCGAAGCGGAACCAGTACACCGGCCGTATCCAGTTGGTGGAGTCGTCCAAGCGCGTCAAGCCCTGGCGCCAGGCCGTGGTGGACGCCTCCCTGGATGCGCGAGGGAGCGGCTGGCAGCCGCTCACCGTGGCCCTGGAGGCGGAGATGGTGTTCACCCTGACCCGGCCGAAGTCGCATTTCGGGACCGGCCGGAACTCCGGGCGGGTCCGCCCCTCCGCGCCCGCCTTCCCCTCCGGCGTGCCGGACTTGAGCAAGCTCGCCAGGTCCACGGAGGACGCGCTCACCACGGCCGGGATCTACCGGGATGACGCCCTGGTGGTCGAGTACCGCCGGCTCCTCAAGCGCTACCACACCGACCACGGCAGGGTGCCGGACGTCATGGAAGTGGCCGGGTGCGTGATCCGTCTGTGGCCCGTCGAGACGCCGCGGGCGGAGGAGTGAGCACCATGGACCTCCTCACCGTCGTGGGCGTGCTCGTGACGGTCCTGGAGACGTTCCCGGTGTGGGGCCCCGTCCTCGTCGTCGGGTGCGTCGTCCTGGTGTGCCAGGCCGTACGGGCGGCCGGGGACGACGGGGACACGGACGGGGACGCTGTCCCCGCGGTCGTGTCCCCGGCCGGGGACAAGCCGGAGACCGGTCTCCGTGTCGGGCGCGTGACCTGCGGGGACACCCGTCCCCGCCTGTCGCGCTGCCCGGGGACGGGGTGTGGGTGATGGGCTACCAGGCGCCGAGCCGGTACTCCCCGGACACCATCACGCCGCCGCCGCACTGGTCGAAGGACGCCGCGTGCCTGGGCGCCCCGCCGGACCTCTTCCACCCGGAGGGCGACACCGCCACGGTCCTGGCCTGCACCGCCGAGGCCAAAAGGTACTGCGCCCGCTGCTCCGTACGGGACCAGTGCCTCCTGGACTCCCTCGCCCGGGGCGAGCGGTTCGGCGTGTTCGGCGGCCTGGACGAGCGGGAGCGGCGGGCGATCCTCCGCCGGCAGCGGGAGCGCGACCGGGCCGCCCGCAACCGCGCGGACCGCCAGCGGGAGGAGGCGGCGGGTGCCACCCCGGAGACGGCCGCGGCTCCAGCCGCCTGAACTCCCGGCCGCCCCCGGCGGCCTCCTGGACTGGCGACACGGTCACTGGTCCGACGTCCGGGCGCAGTGCCGTTACTGCCCGGACATGACCAACCTCCGCGACATCTACGGCCGCCCCTCGCACAAGACGTGCGCGGAGGAGGCGGCCCGCCGGTGGGTGGAGACGCAGCAAGAGCGATACGAGAACGAGAGGTTGAACCAGCCATGACCGAGGTCAAGCACCGTTCCCCCCGGGTCGCGATGACGTACCGGCGGCGCATCAAGGGGAAGGAGCGCGCCCAGTTGGCGGGTGACCTCCGCAAGACGTACGACGACGGCGCCACGATCCGGGCCCTGGCGGAGGACCGGTCCATGTCGTACGGCACGGTGCGCAAGCTGCTGTTGGAGGCCGGGGCGGAGCTCCGCGGGCGCGGTGGCCGGGTGCCCCGGTGATGGAGCGCTTCCTCCTCGGCCTCGTGGCCGGCGCCGCGGCCTGCGGCATCACCTACCTCGTCCACCCCGCGCCGCCCTGGTGGCTCCTGGTCGGCCTCGTCGTGGCCGTGCTCGTGTGGTTCCGGGAGCTCTGGGCGGACCTCCTCATCCCCTGACCGCTCCTCCAGGGGCCAGGCCCGACGCCTGGCCCCTCCTGCTGTTCCTCCTCCGCGCCACCCCTGGAGTTCCCCGTGCCTCCCTCCTCCCGACCACCGGCGCCCGTGCGGTACTTCCACGGCGGTGTCCCCGGCCTGGCCCCTGGCGGCCTCCTCCTCCCGCCGGCGGTGACCGGCGCGGCGCGGACGCTCACCGCGGACGTCCTGGCCCTCGGCGGCGTCGCGCGCCGGGACCGGGTGTACGTGACGACCGGTCGGGAGGTGGCGCGGGTGTACGCGGCGTTCTACCCGGACGGCGCGCTCTACGAGGTGGAGCCCGTGGGGGAGTTGGAGGTGGACGTGGACTGTCTGGTGGCCGGCGTCTCCTACGAGTGCCCGGAGGCCCGGGTGGTGCGGGTGGTGGACCCGGCGGTCCTACACCGGGCGCGCTCCCTGGACGCGTGGGTGCGGAAGTTGATCCGGGCCACGGACGAGGCCGGCCTCCTGGCCGCCGGAGGTGCGGGGTGAGAGCTGTCCGCGACGCGTCCCGGACGCGGTTCCGCCGCTGCCGGGACGCCGTCCGTGACAGGGCCGGGAAACACGCCGCGCAGGACTCCCGCTTAGCCGCTTGAGTTTACAAAGTCACTGTGTCAAGATCGGCCGTGCAGGGAGACCACGGGGCCCGGCAGGAAGAACGGCCCGGCCCTCCCCTCTCCCCGACGCGTCCCGGACGCGTCGGGGAGAGGGGAG